GGTTTTTAACATAGTTGGTAAGAATCTGTGACTGAGCCAACTCATCTGTAAGTGTGAGTTCGTTAAACTTGAATTCTAGAACATCTGTCTTTTCACGAATAATCTTATTAAGAATCTTTTCAAGATTACGTTGTGCTGGTCTTGCTACCTGCTCTTTAAATGTTCTATCCTGTGCTAGTGAATCAGCGATTGATGAAGAACTGCTACCACCAAGTTTTGAAAGTGGTACTTGGTGAGCAACAAGAATATCGTCACGGTTCTGGTCACGATACTTTGAGAATGAACCTTCTTGGATACCATTTTCGATTGGCTCCATCTTAAATTCAACCTTATTGCTGTCTGAGTCTCCTGGCAATGGAATGTAAAGAGTTCTGTGTGACTGCCCCTTTAGACCAGTCTGCAGAAAGCGGAACAACTTGTCTTCTGCTTCTTGTGTAAGTTGAGCACCCTTAAGAGTTACGATGTAACGTGGCACAGCCTTGTTATTAAAGTAATCAATGTTATATTGTGATGCCAGCATGTCTCCTAATAGAGATGGCATAGCAGCCATAACATCTGGAACACCATAGAAAGTATTTAGTGGAGAGTATTCCTTAATGTGAATAATCTCGTTTGGTCTTGGGTCTTCGGTAATGTAGTTTACATTCTTTGCCCCAAAGTTACGGAAGTAGACAACCTTGTTTGAAATGATTTGAACGTAGCCATCACGCAATCTACGGACACGCATTGTTGATGCAGGAATGTGACCAATGTAGCCAATCTCTCCAGTGGTAGTTCTACCAACTTCGATATAGCCATTACCCATTGCGTGAACATCTGTAAACACCTTTTCAAGAACTGAGGAAAATGACTCGTCTTGGTTTAGACCTTCTATCCAATCTCTAAGTTGTACTTTTAGTCTTTCAATTCTATTTCTAGCACGAGACATCTGGTCTGCTGTGGCTGCTTCTAGTTTAAGATTTGTTTTGTCAGATACGATAAAATCGTAGCCAAGACCAACAGTGTTTTCTACCTTAGCGTCAATTGCAGCGTGGTTAGCAAATGAGGTGTCGTAATAGTTTGCAAGTTCGTAAAGGTTGTATGGTGGGGTAATTACGTCAAAGAGTGAGTATGCATTGCGGAATACTATACCAGGATTAATGGCATTTGAACGAGCACCATTGGTACCCATTTGGATTGCACCAGCAGATTCTAGATAAGCATCGTCACCTAAAGCCTTAGCCATTCTAGAACTTCTACGCTTAAAGTTAGTCTGCATACCAGCAAGCCCCTTTACTTCATCCCATGACTTTGTAAAAGGGTCCATAGAAGCAAATTCGTTTACAGCCTCTTGAGCCTCATCTAATCTTGCAGGAGTATTAGCATATTCATAATAATTCACTAGTCATCACGTCCATATAGGTCTAGTGTCTTCTTAGCATCTACGAGTGCACCGAGGTCTGTTTCGGATGGAATGTAACCCTGAGCCATGCGGTCAATCTGCTCGCTATACTCTTCATCGGATACCTTGCGAACATTGGCATAGAACAATGGCTGACCATCTGGAAATCCTAGCCATCTTGCTTCATTGCGAAGTAGAGTAATTCTTGATTCATCGCCCTTCATTGAGTCGATGCTGAGAGCGTTTCCGTGGTCATCTGTCAAAACTTTACCAGAACGTAACTGCCAAACGTAGATTCCGTAATCTGAGAATGGTTCCTCTACAACAGAAACTCTTGTTTTGCCAATTTGGTTGGGCATGACTTGACCAATATCTTTTGTGGTATCTATATTCATAACCACTAGTATACCATATTATGCGATATCTATGTTAACTACGTTCTTCTCTATATCCATATATCCAATATATTTGTATCCATTAAACTCTATGTTCTTAGCGTTTGATGATGTGTCTACTGATATTTTGTTTGTTCCAGTGTAGGCTGCATAAATTTCTTTAATACCGTTATCGTAAACCTTGTAATAATCAGATATGTTTTTGTATCTCCAGGTGCCTAATTCATTCCAGTTGCCATCGTTTAAAATATCCCAAGTAAGAATAGATATCTTCTGAGAGTTGTTTTCTAGGTCAAGACCGAATGTAGAAATGTTATTAAGCAAAATGTTGGAAGTTATCTTTATTTTGCCCACAGACTCTGATAGGTCTATCGAGTTCAAGAATGACATTCCCAAAACATTCCACTCTCCTAATTCAATGACTGGGCTTGCTACAATCTTTCCATTAAGGTAATATATTGGGGTGTTAACTTCTGAGTCTGTGTAAATAATTCCTCTAGTATTTGCAGAATTTAATGTTTTTAAATAGAAAGAAATACTTTCGTTTTTTGACTCTATTTCAAATATTTTTATTGGAGTTTCTGCAGGTGGGAACTCCTCCAAGTCTGCCAAAATTGACATCTGCATGGCGTTAATGCTTATATCTAGTGTGCTATTTCCTATTTCAAAATATAGTCCTCTATCCACATTGGAGGCAAGTTCTCCGCATACCCTTACTCCAGAGTGCCTTGTCAGATACAGATATGGGGTAGATTGCTTAAATACGATATGTGGATTTTTTGCATTGTAGTCATAAATATCATTAGTCTGCGTATATGGATATAGATTTGTTCCGTGTCTAGTTCCTATAGCATTGATTTCAGTTGCTTCTAGCGTTTTTGCACCTACCTGCAAATGTTTGATTTTATATGGAGTTAAATTGCTAGAGCCATTGTCCAACTCTATATGAATAACAATTGCCCACTTGTCCCAGTCTAATTCTGTAATCTCTGGTCTTGGTGGATAAACAACCATGCCATTTACAAATTCGTACTTAGCGTCTTCATCTGGAGTACTTGCATCAATGAGCCTGTCCTGGCTTGCTAATACAGTTGTTGAGAACTCTGAAGAACTTTTGATTGACCCAGAGTCAAGTCGTTGGAATGTAATGTGTGATTTTAGTTCAGAATTGCTTGTATCAAAGTTTCCAGTATCAAAGGTTCTTGTTTCTGGATAATCTATGTTTATTTGAATAAAGTCTAACTCTTCTTTAGGCTCATCTTCCGAAATATCAATTGTCCTGGTCAACTTGCTTAAAGGAATATAGTCTTGCCAGTATGAATTTGTGGCAATGTCTAAAATTATTTTGCCATACGCATTTACTGCAAGCACTGTGTATGTTGCTGTTTTTGGCATTAGTGTTGAGTGTGACGAACCACTATTAATTACACCAGAAGCAAATAGGTTTGCTATGTCTGCAAAGTTTCTAGCAGAGCAAAGTCCAACCTTGTAGATGTTTCCACTGAAAGTATTTGCTGTTATGCTATTTCCTCCAACATAAATGTTTAAATTATTAACATTGCTCAAAAAAGACAGAACATCTGGATTTGCTGTTGATAAAGATTTTATGTCAATTCCTACAGCAAATCTTGTGCCCTGTGTTATTGACTTTGTTGTTATTGTTGCTTCTGTTCCATTATATTTTATTTTATATGATACCGTTGTGTTTGTAAGGGATATTCTTAAATAATCCTGATTAGATTCATTAGTTATTTGAATAAGTATTTGTTCTGTTCCGCTAGATTCTACAGATTTAAATATTCCATAGATACATGAAGAAAGATGTTCGTTCTTGTTAAATGAAGATACATAGACATAACCCTGATTTGTAGACCAAGACCTTCCAGAACCAGAAACAACTGTAGAAGGCTTTAAATTAATAAATGTGTCTGCATCTCCAGAAGCAACGTTGGTTGCGTATATGTCTTTAAGCAAAAGACTAGAAGTGTATAAAGAAGTTTGTGTTTCTGGAGTAGCATACATTCTTGTAGATAGCGTTTGAGTATTGCTTACATCAAAGTTGTCCGTTATAGAAGCCTGTTCCCACTTTGCCTGAAAACTAGGATAATTATAGTTATTAATATAATTTGAAAAACCATAGTCAAGAAGAACTGAACTTCCTCCAAATTTGACATTTGTTCCTAATGGAATTTCTACTGCTTGGGCATAAGCCAATCTCATCTTAGAAAGAACGCCTGTGGTTTTGTAAGGATAGATGGCGATTGAGTCTACCTCTATAAAACTAACATCAGAGTATGCAAAAAGTCCAAGCCAGTCTTGGTTCTTTGATGAACCATCTAGCATTGCTGGTAGAGATAGTGTTGATGTCTGTATTGGTAGTGATATTAGGTCATCTCCATCTACACTCAATACCGCATAATTTTCTGCAATCTTTACTTGTAAAAGCATTGGTCTGTAAAGTTCTGAAAGGTAGAACGAACCAATGTTCTCTCCAACCTTTAAACTTATAAAATCTTTTGTTACATAGACTCCATCGTCTGAGCCTAGGGGTCCAACAATTCTTTTCGGGGATAAGTTATTGGCATTTACTCTTATTAGCATTTCTAGAGTTAGTTCTTTATATCTTCCGCTTTCGTTCAAAAATCCTAATCCAGGAAATATAAAAGATGGTTGACCACTAGTACCGTGTGGATAAATTATTGCAGAATTAGCAGAGCCATAAGACATAGACATTCCAGCATTTTTAGCATATAGGTTATTGCCACTACCAATGTAATATGCACTGTCATTCTGATTTCCGTATGACTTGGCTTCTATTCCTTTAGTCTGTGTTGTAGATATTGTTGTTGGTAGTGTAATCAAAGACTGACCAAAAGATTCACCATTAAAAGGCTCTGATTCCTTGCCAACAGTTAATCCATTTATAAAAAAGTCTGGACTTACAGATGCGTAAACAAATTTAATCTGAAGACTATTACTTGTTGCTTGACTAAAAATTGTAAAAGATACTGGAATCCATGTTAGTGTTGGATATTTAGTTCCAAGAACAGTTATTTCTTTGTATGTTCCTCCATTGAGTCTAACCCCAATTGTAACGTCTACAGTAGTCTGAATATAAAATCCAACTGTGAAACCATCTGCATCTGATGAAAATGTTGTATTTGATGTTATTGTGGTTGTTCCAGGTGTGCTTGAACCAGTTATTTTTGTAATATAACTTTCTGGAAATGGTGCAGTTATAGATAAAGATTCTGCAGTTTTTGCTCCATTTGAAATTGTCCAACTATTTATATTTCTAAAAGAATCTGCAATCAAAGAAACATAATCTGAGTTGTCATCCAACGACCACATTGCGAGAGGATGTTCTCCTAGGATTTTATCTGAATAAAGGTTGGTTGGAATAGACATATCTACTATTCTACCACATAAGAAAATACCCTGCCAAGTTAATGACAGGGTATCTTTTTATTTAGTTCTTATCTGGAATTTTGATTTCACAGTAATCTGTCGTGCAATAGGCTTCGCCCTGTGCTTCTAGATTATCTACACCATCATAAATAGCAGAGAAATCAATCTTTGCCAATCTTCCAATGTAGTAGTCATAGTCTTCTTCTGTAATTTCAGAATATGGTTGCTGTGGATAAACTGTGTTTCCCATTGGCAAGAATGATACTGCCTTTAGTTGTCCCTCATACATGTTTAAAACAGATGCGATGTGTTGCTTTTCAGTTGCTGTATCAAACGATAGTGTTACTGAAACACCGTTGTCTGACCAGTACTTCTGAGCGGTAGCAGCAAGTGCTGTCTTCTCGAATAGAGTTACATCCTTTTCTGCTCGCTTCTGTCCTGAAGCAATTGGGAAGTATACTACTGAGGTATTTGCTGACACTAGGTCTGCCTCAATCTTATACCCTGCCGCTTTAAACAAGTGTAGCATTGGGTCTGAGTTACCAAAACGAATTGCTCTTAGGTAGAACTTTCCTCCTGGACCCCAGTGAACTCCAGGTGTTGCACCTGAAAGAATTGATACAGAGCCAGATGGCTTAACTGTGGTTACACGAATTGATTCACGAACACACATCCACTCTGAGTACTTGTTGTCGTAATAACGAATCTTGTTGTATCCCTCGTCCATCCATTCACGAGTGGTAGGTAGACCATGTTCGTCAGCGAATGACGCAATACCTGTTAAAGATGTTCCAATTCTGCGGTTACGTTGCATGATACCATTAGTCTGCTGCCAGTGAGTAGGAAGAAGTGTAACAGTCTTTCCATACAGGTAAGCAAACTTAAGAGTACGCAGGAAGTCTTCCTTTGACTCGTGACGGTTTAGGTGTACTTCCACAAGGGTACACAGTTCATATGACTCTAGTGGCTGTTCTGCACACGGATTGAACCCCATTACACGATAGTCCTTGCCATCTGCTGGGTCTGCCAAACGACCAAAGTTGCGAGCAACATCTAGCCAGATAAATCCTGGTTCTCCATTGTCAACAATGCGGTCTACATACTTTTCGTAATCCATTCCTACATTTGCTTCAATAGAGTTATTAGACATCCAAGCCCAACCTGGATTCTCTGGGTCGTAAGAGTTACGCTCAGGGAATGCTTCTGCGTTCTTTAGGTTTAGGAAGTCTTCATCTCCATCTACACCAAGTGCAAGGGTAGCAGAACGTCTAACGTTACCTGAAACAACACAAGTACCAATAAGGTTGATTAGGTCAACAATGGCACGAGCATCTAAATTATCTCCAACACGCTGTCCTAGCACATGGCTAATTCTTTCGTGTAGTTTGATTAGTGGTGCTGGTCCTGACGCTACCCCACCAAATCCCTTGATGGGTGCACCTTCTGGACGAACCTCAGAATAGTCAAACTTCTGTACGCTTTGACCTGCACGAAGATATGAGTTGATTAGCAAGCGTGTTGCCTCTACCCATCCTTCACGAGTATCAGGAATAACGTAAGTTACTTCTGGTTCTGATGGTGCATAAATAGTAAAGTTTTTGTCTTTACCGAGGGTATCAAAGCCAACTCCAATACCGAGCATAAGAGCATCCATAACCCAAGCAAATAGTTGACCTGGGTCATTCTTGTCTAGGTCCTTAGTAGATACCATAGCACAGTTCTGCAAAGCAGCAGAATTACGCTTTTCCATGGTAAGTGGTGTTCCAAATGTCCACATTCCACGACCTGGAGGTGTCCACTTTAGGTTAAACATGCGGTCAAAGGCTTCTTGTGCTGACTTCTGTGCCTTGTAGTCGTTCCATGGGAGTCTGTTCTCCTTTGCATGGTTTTTCTGGACAGAGTACATACCTTCGATAACTCTGCGTACAACTTCGTACCAGCGTTCTTTAGTTCCGTCTTCTTTGACTCGTGAGTAAGTACGAACAAAGGTAATTTCACCTAGTGCGTTGCCACCTGCATCCACGAATCCAAAGGGTGATTCAAGTGTTTTGTACTTTTCGACAAAATCGCTTGGTAGGGTAAATGAGAAAAAATCTGACATAGTGTTTCCACCTTTCTAAAACTGTGATTGATACAAGTATACCACTGTTTTAGGATTTGTCAAACACTCCTAGTTTTCTAGTTGTTCTATTCTGGCTTTTAGTTCTTCAACCATGCCAATTAGGTCGTTAATTGCTTGTGCCATAACTGGAATAATCTTTGCTTCCATTACTTCTTGATAGACTGGTAATCCATTTTCATCTACCGCATCTTTTTCACCAAGTACTGCATCTGGCTGAACATCTGCTAGTTCGTGTGCAAGGAAGCCTGTGTGAAGCGTATCGGATGGGTCAATCTCGTTAATCTTGTAGAAAGTATATGCCTTAGCATTTTTCATGCGTTCAATGGCATCTGTTATTGGGGTAATATCTGTTTTTATTCGATAGTCAGAACCAGAGGCAAATGCTGGGGTACCGCCAGAAGCAACGTTAATTGTTCCGTTAGTCGCACCATTGTAAAGGAACTGAAGCATTGATACTGTTCCAGATGCACCATAGCGATGTGAATAAAGTGGTGTTCCTCCAGTTCGGCTAGGTAAAATCCATCCAGCAGAGTTTAAATGATATCCAGTAACTTGTTCGGTTACAGAAGATGTTTTACCATTAAATGTTATGTTTGAACCACCAGTAATAACTCCATCAGTTAGTAGGACACCATTATTAAAGATATCTCCATTTGTTCGTAGTTCTAGTCCAGAAGTGCTATAGCCACCTCCGACATGTACCGCACCTGAAACAGAAAGTGTTGTTGCGTCATAGGTTAAACCAGAACTTCCAGTAGCAGTATTAGTTCCATCTTTATATACAACCTGATTAGCAGAACCTGCTACTGGACCTGTTGCTCCAGTTGGTCCTGTCGGACCTGTAGCCCCATTAGTTCCGTTTGTACCATTTGTACCATTAGTTCCAGCAGGTCCTGTCGGACCAGTCGCACCAGCAGAACCTGTAGAGCCTTGTGGTCCTGTAGGACCAGTGGCACCATTGGTTCCGTTAGTTCCTGCTGTTCCTTGTGGACCTGTTGGTCCTTGTGTTCCTTGAGGTCCTGTAGGTCCAGTTGCTCCATCTGTACCGTTAGTTCCATTTGTACCGTTAGTACCTGCTGTTCCTTGAGGTCCTGTTGGTCCCTGACTACCTTGAGGACCAGTAGGACCAGTATCTCCAGTTAAACCTGTAGAACCTGCTGCACCTTGAGGTCCAGTTGGACCAGTAGCACCGTTAGTACCTGCAATTCCTGTAGGACCTGTGCTACCTGTCAATCCTGTTGAGCCAGTAGCCCCTTGAGGACCTGTAGGTCCAGTAGAACCTGTAGCACCAGTTGGACCTGTCGGACCACTTTGAGGAGAAACAAATTCGTAAAGACCAGAAGTTGAATTATATGAAAGAACATATCCATTCTGTCTTCCAGTCAGGGTAACATCGTGAATCTCTCCAAGTTCAAATCCATTCTGCGGTCTGACGAAAATTTCTCCATTGTTTTGGTTTTTGCGAGTGACAACACCAATAAAAACTAGATGTGCTGGTGCGACTGGTTTGTTTGCTAAACCGTAGATAAGGTTTCCGTCTGTGCCCAACCACACTGGGTCGCCAACATTGGAACTGTTAGTGTCTAGCCCAGTCAGTAATCCCTCAGTAATCACATTTACCTGAGCATTAGTGGAGCCACCAGTCTCAAGTAGTCCCATTGTTTTAGAAGATGTGCCTTCGGTAGCATTAGATGCTTTGGAGACAATCATGTTCGTGCCATCGGCAGAAGAAACATAAACTGCTTGACCTTTAGCAATTGACGCACCAAGTTTTACTCGATGTTTGATTACTGAGGTGTATGACGAAGCGGGTGCCTCATCAATCCACTGAGTGTTGTAATCAGTGCCATCCACCTTGGACAAAATCTGTCCAGCAGTTCCTCCAGCAGCAACACCTGGACCTGTTGCCCCAGTTGGACCTGTAGAACCTTGTGGTCCTGTAGGACCTTGTGCTCCCTGTGGTCCAGTAGGACCAGTAGCACCATCTGCCCCATTAGTTCCATTTGTGCCAGCAGTTCCTTGAGGACCAGTTGGTCCAGTACTACCATTTGCACCTGTAGGTCCCTGTGTTCCTTGGGAACCTGTAGGACCAATTGCTCCTTGTGGTCCTGTAGGACCTAAATCTCCTTGAGGACCTGTTGGTCCAATGTTTCCTTGTGGTCCTGTAGGTCCAGTCTGTCCAGTTATTCCTTGAGGTCCTGTTGGACCAGTGTCTCCAGTAGTTCCATTTGCTCCTGCTGGACCAGTTGGACCTTGTGACCCTGTAGGTCCTATGTTACCTTGAGGTCCTGTTGAACCTGTAGGACCTATGTTTCCTTGTGGACCTGTGGGACCAGTGTCTCCAGTTAATCCTTGTGAACCAGCCTCACCTTGAGGTCCTTGAGCACCAGTAGGTCCTTGAATTCCTTGAGGTCCAGTTGGTCCTACCGAACCAGTTGGTCCAGTGCTTCCAGTTAAACCAGTGGAACCTGTTGGACCTTGTGGACCAACAATCTGTCCTACGTCTGTCCAAGAAGAACCATTCCAAACATAAAGATTTCCATCAGCATCAACAATGTATGCATCTCCCGATGTGTTTCCAGATGGTGGCAAGTTTCCTACTGTTGCAACTGAACCTAAAAAGTTAATTGATGTACCCTGCGGTCCTGTGGCACCTGTGTTTCCAGTTGGACCAGTTGGACCAGCATTTCCTTGTAAACCTGTAGAGCCAGTAGGTCCAGTTGGTCCTATCGCTCCATCATTACCCTGGATACCTTGAGAACCTGTAGCACCAACTGCTCCCTGAGAGCCTGTAGGACCTTGGATGCCTTGCGGTCCTGTAGGACCTACTGAACCTTGTGCACCTGTTGGACCTGTTGCTCCATCTGCTCCATTAGTTCCTGCTGTTCCTTGTGGACCTGTTGGTCCTTGTGTTCCTTGAGGTCCTGTAGGACCAGTAGCACCTGCGGCTCCTGTAAGTCCAGTTGCTCCAGTTGGACCAGTGACTGTGCTTGCAGCACCAGTTGCACCAGTAGAACCTGTTGGTCCTTGTGAGCCTTGCGGACCTGTCGGACCTGTGGCTCCTGATGGTCCTGTTGCACCTGTAGGTCCAGTAGCACCTGCGGTGCTTGCATATGGAAGGCTTGTCCAAGCAGTTGCTCCATTACCAATTTTAAACTTATTGGTGTCTGACTCCCAGCCAATCTCACCAGCAAGAAGTACAGGGTTTGCAGAAGTCCATTCTGCTGCTGTACCTCTTTTTTGCTGGATGATTATTGACATTTTTTAATTAGAGTCTCCCAATGTTTTTAGTTCCTCAGAGTATGTTGCAATTATCTGTTCCAAGAACTTTAGATTATTTTCAATTTCTCCAGAAGCCTGAGCATTTGGCTCTGACTGAGAATCAATTACTCTCTTGTTGATTGTAAGTTGATATGCTTCTACAGCAAGTTGCTGAATTCTTTGTGTAACTACCGCTTTTCTTTCTTCTGCGGTAAGTAGTGAGTTAAAATCAATAGACATAGTTTTTCACCTTTCAAGTGTATTAACATAATTATAGCATACCCAATAGTGACATTTAGGTTAATTCGTGGTATAATTAATATACGACACCCTTCAAAAAGGTGTTTTTCCATTAAAGGAGGAAAATATGAATAATTCAAAAATCAAAAAATTACTCGCTGTCGGAATACTAAGTTTTATGTTGTCTGGCTATCCAACCCCTGTTGCCCAGGCTGACAAAGTACCCCAACAAATAATTAAAGAAAAAGGTTTCGACCTTAGAAAGCAACTAATCAATCATGCTAAGTATGTAAAAAATACTGAAAGAATGAAAGAGACTGTTCAAAAACTGATGAGACGTGTTAATAAGACTTCTTATGTGTTTTCTGGTTCTAGTCCATATGGATGGGACTGTTCTGGAATGGTTAGATGGACATATAAACAGTTTGGACTAGACATTCCACATTCTGCCAATAAACAGGCACACATAGGTAAAAGAGTTTCTGTTCCAAAACTAGGAGACATCGTGGTTTTTGCTTATCGTGGTTCTACTAATTTCTATCATTCTGGTATTTACATTGGTAAGAACAAAATTGTTAATGCACACTCAGAGGCTAAGACTACAATCATACAGTCTTTGACGGAATACAAAAATAGTCAAATAAGATTTGTAAGAGTTGTAAATACTAATTAAAACCTTTAAGGCTTAAGACCAGGTACCAATATTTACAGCAGAAGTTGTTCCGCCTAGTGGTGTTACTTTAATAAACGAGTTTGCAAGAATGCTTCCTCTTGATATAAACTGATTACTTCCACCGCCATCATTGAACACAGTTGCATTTGTTGTAAGTTTTGGACCAAAATTTCCAGCAGTAGACGATGTTCTTACTATTCCACGAATTCTAAACATTGAGTAGCCTGTGTCTGAAGACGTTGTATTTGTTGCTTTAATAGTTATAGAACCTGCTCCCTCACTATAGATATATGGAATTGGTGCTGCTGCTGGTGGAGTAGAAAGACTTGATGTCTGGTCAATGATTGTGGACATGTCAAAAGAAAGGGCTGTTCCGCTTGGATACTGAAAACTAAATAGAATTCCACCCTGTGAAGTGGTTACTGTAGCAGGAGTTTGTCTAGTTAGGTTATGATAAATCATAACGTTTGCTTCGACCATGTATGTGGAGTTTGCTGCTAAATATATGTATCTTCCAAAAGCCCCTGCATTATCTGTGTCAGTTGTTGTTCCCGAACCATCTGTGTTTGAACTTGCTGTTGAAGAAACTACTTGTAAGTCTGCAGCAGCAACATAGACATATGGAGTTTCTACTAGACCACGACCAGAGCCAGTAATATTGACTTTTGGTGTAGCATAAAAAATACTTCCATCATACTCAATTGCTCCTGCAACAAAACTTGATTCGCTTAGTTTAGTAGTGCCAGTATTGAACACTAGTGGTGCAGCAGAGGTTGTTCCGCTAGGCAGTGTAACTGTTCCAGTAAAAGTTGGACTAACAGATATTGCCCTTAAGTATCCAGCAATTGAGTTTGCTTCTATATCAGCATTGTTAGATGGGTCTGTTGATTGACCATATGCCAACAACTTAAGTGCAATTTGAATATCTGCGGCTTCGGAAAGTGCTGGTATTGTTAATTGATAGGACGTGTTTGAGCCAACGGTAGTAGTCATAACCTAATTATAGCATAGGCTAGTCATTAAATAGTTTAAACTTGTGAGAGATGTAAGATGCAAGATTTATCTCTTTTTTATTAAGTTTGTAAGACCTAGACCATTTAAACAGTTTCATATTGTGTTTTCCTGCTGACATTATGTTAAAAGGCAGAAATCCCCAGACGCTGTGAATCTTTAAAATACTGTCTGTTTTTATCTTTATAGAGTCTGCTTTCTTACCAAAATAATAAGCCCTAAACCACTTTTCTTTTCTGTAATAGTAGATAGCAAGTTGAGTATAATTTTCTCTTGTTTGATAAATAGAGAGTGACTTTAAAAAATATAAAATACTTAGTTTTGGATTAAGTGTTCCCAAAATTGTATAGGCTAAAGAAACGTCAATTTTTGATGACTGTTTATTTTTTATTAATATTTTTAGCATTTTTTTTGCTTCATCAATTCTGGCAAGTTTGAGTAACTGAAGTATTTGATAAATAGTGTATCTAGGATTTTTATATTCGTTATAAGCATCTTCTATCATTTGGTTATATTGAATACGAGATTTCTCCATGTCAGGGTGGTGAGAAATCTCAAGCCCTTCGCAAAAGTCTCTTGTTATTTCTGTTCTATCTGGCACAATTGCTTCGTGCATCAGATACTTCCACCTAAAGCCATTTCTTTTATGAATTCTATTATTTATAAAAGTTTCATCTGGAACCTTCTCTGACTCATCCTTGTATGTTAGATTAAATCGATATTCGATTTGGTCTGCTGTCATTGTTTCAAGTCGTTCACGCCAACCCTCAGAAAGAGTTTCATCCATGTCCATAGAAACGCAATAATCAATATCATTAGGTAGTAAGGCAAGAGCAGCGTTACGAGCATCATCAAATCTCCAAGGCTTAACAGATATGTCAACTACTTTGATTCCTAGTTTCTTAGCAATACGCTTAGTCTTGTCTGTAGAGCCTGTGTCAGCAATCAAAATATAATCTGCGTCTTTGGCAGACTCGTACCAACGCTCTACATGCTTTTCTTCATTAAGGGCAATCGTATATACCGCAATTTTCATTTTTCTTCTTTCTTGTAATGAATTAAATTATTTTTCAGTCTTTCGTTTGTTGGCTCTAGTTCAAGTGCCTTTTCTCCGTAAGATACTGCAAGTTTTGTCTTTTTTAAATTATAGCATGATATCGAGGCTAAGTCATATGGTAATGCTCCCCAAGCAAAATCTTCGCAAAGATAGTCCAATGGTTTGTCTTTTATCTCTAGAGCCTTCTCTGCATACCTTAAAGTATTCTGCCAGTCTTCATTTTTGTAATAATAAAAAGCAATGTCTAGATAAGTCTCTCTTCTAGAACCATCTTCCTGCAATGATTCTGTCAGATAGTCTAGTTGCTTCTCTGGAACACACTGAGCAAGATATCTGTAGGCTCTTGCTCTTTCTGCTTTCCACAATGCCTTTGGCAAACTTAGGTATCTATGAAACTCTTCTGCTGCTTCAGTTAGCATGTTATTAAAAAATAGTTCTCTGGCGTAATAAAAACTGTTTCTATCATCTTGTGGGTCTTCTTGTACAGACAAAGCCAATAGCGGAAAATATTGTCCTCTAGACTTGGTATTATCTGGATAGTGATGAATTTCTAAATCTAACCATCCCTGAGTTTCTTCACCTATCCAAGAGGTAATCACTTCGTGAACTGGATGCTTCCATCGATAACCTTTTCTAGAATGAATCTTATCTCCACCATACTGCAAGCCTGGCTTACCGTCCTCAAGCCATGACCATGTATATTTATATCTTGGTCTTGTCCATTTTTGCTCATAAGCCTTTTCTAGTTCTTTCTTCCATCCAGGAACAAGAACTTCGTCCATGTCAAGGGCTATGCAGTAATCTATATCTTGTGGGATTGCTGCTAAAGATGCATTTCTGGCATCGTCAAATCTCCAAGGTGTTATTGAAATTGGAATAACATTAATGCCCAACTTTTTAGCAATATTAACAGTCTTATCTTTAGAACCTGTATCTGCTATTAGTAGATAGTCTGCCTCTTTTGCTGACTCAAACCATCTTTCTACAAACTGTTCTTCATTGAGTGCAATTGCATACACAGCAACTTTCATTTTTTATTTTCCTTTGCCTTTTCGTATAATTCTAACATAGGTTCTCCCCATGCATCATTATCTTTAAATATATCAACAGTGATATCTTTTACTTCTAAGGCTCTCTCACACCAAGACAAGCAATCTTCCCACCTATCATTTTCTGAATACCACTTTGCAATATAGTAGTATGGTTCACGTCTATCTGGAGCAACTCCAAGACAACAAAGCATATACTCACCAAACTTTTCTGGAATAATTCTAGAAAGTATTCTATAAACGTGAGCGGAATCAGAATTATTAAATCCTGGAATCTCTAACATCTTTAAATAGTATTGTTCAGCCTCTTCAAATCTTTCTAATGAGACTAATGCATCTGTGTAGTATTTATAGTATCTAGCGATTGTTGGGTTTTCATCTAATGCCGCTTTAATTAAATCTAGATATTGGTTTCTTGGTTTATCTCTATTCGGCATATGGGTAACTTCAATGCCATAGCAAAATTCTGTGTCTTGCTCTATCCTGTCTGCAACAATTGCTTCATGCATTAGATAGGTCCACCGATAGCCATGACGAGAATGAATACGATTATTTACAAAACTATATTTTACATGGTCATTGTTAAAGACATAGGTAATTTGATTACCATTCATCTTTTCTAGTTCTTCTCTCCAGCCTTCTGAGATTACCTCGTCCATGTCAAGAGATACGCACATGTCAATATCATCTGGTATCAAGGCTAGGGCTGTGTTTCTTGCATCATCAAATCTCCAAGGTTTAATTGATATGTTAAAAACATTGATACCTAATGATTTTGCAATCTCAGCGGTACGGTCAGTAGAACCAGTATCAGCAATCAGAATATAGTCAGCATCCTTGACAGAGTTATACCATCTTTCGACAAACTCTTCTTCATTTAATGCAATTGTGTAAACTGCTATCTTCATATCTCTCTCTTCTTAGATAAATATTATATCAGACTATCGTTCCGCAATCAATATTACCTAGTGATATCGTGTTTGTTCCTGCATCATAAATCAGTGGGCTGATTGCTGTTACTATTCCAGATGGTCCTGTTGCACCTGGAATACCCTGCGAACCAGAAGCACCAGTTGCTCCTGTTGCCCCAGTAGGTCCCTGAATACCGTCATATCCTATTGGTCCTCTTTCTCCAGTTGGTCCCTGTGGTCCAACATTTCCTTGGATGCCTTGTGGTCCAGTATCTCCTTGAGAACCTTTTGGACCTGTCGGACCTAATGGACCTGTTGGACCTAGTGGTCCTGTAACATTACTAACTGGACCAGTAGGACCTGTGGGTCCTGTTACTGTACTTGCTGCTCCTGTCGGACCTGTCGGTCCTGTAGGTCCTTGTATACCTTGTGTTCCAGTTGGACCAGTAACACTTGATGCAGCACCCTGTGGTCCTGTGGGACCTGTTGGTCCTGTCTGACCCATTGGTCCAGTAACTGTACTTGCAGCACCAGTTGGACCTGTAGGTCCAGTTGGACCCAAACTTCCTGTTGGACCTTGAGAACCTGTAGCACCTGTAGGTCCAGAAACACCTTGAATGCCTTGAAGTCCTCTAGGACCTGTTTCTCCTGTTGGTCCTTGAACTCCTGTATTACCCTGAATTCCTTGAGCACCCACTTCACCCTGAACCCCTCTTGGACCTGTAGGACCTTGAGGTCCTGTTGGACCAGTCGAGCCTTGTATACCTTGAGGTCCAGTCGAACCTTGTACACCTTGTGCTCCTGTTGGTCCTGTTACGTTGCTCGCTGCTCCTGTTGCTCCAGTAGGTCCAGTTGGACCGATTGTTCCAGAAGCACCTGTGACACCTGCTGCTCCAGTAGGTCCAGTAGGTCCAATGAGTCCATTAGCACCTGTGGCTCCAGTTGGTCCTTGAATACCTGTTGGTCCTGCAGAACCAGTTGCTCCTGTAGTTCCTTGAGGACCAGTAGCCCCAGCAGGACCAGTGGGACCAGTTAGCCCTTGTGTTCCTGGAAATGGTAATATCTTCAAAACTGTTTGTGTATCAGGAGAGTTTGATACTATTTTTATTTTCGGGGTAGATGCGGCAACAATCTTTACCGTTGGATTATTCATAGTAACGATTTTGACTTTTGGATTAGTAGAGCCTTGATTAACGACAACGACACTAGAGGTTGCTGGTGTGCTGGTTATTTTTAAAATAGACATTATGGGGCTGGATTTAGAGATACGTCAGCAAGAACAACGATGGTGCCTAGAATTGGTGTCCAGATAGTTGTGCCAATGGTCACCTGTAGGTCAAAAGAAAGTTCGGCTACAACAGGTCTGTTCCCAGTTCCCCATGTTCTTGTTAGTGTAGCAGGTGCGGTAATATCAACATATCCAGAACCAGCAGTTGTCGTTAATAAGTCATAGGCACCGTCTTGTGGGTCATACGCAGAACTCTTAAATGTCCATGTGCTGACATTCTGCAAGGCAGTTTCGGTATCATCCCAAAATTCAATGCGAAGTGTTGCGGTATCACCACGAACAACAGTCCATTTAATATTAGTAGGATTGGCACCAAAGGTATCAGAGGATAAGGAATTCATAATTACATTATACAGGATAAATAAGAAATCAGTGCCTGAAGTGGGTATGAGAGAGAGTATCAGACACTGATTCCTATATGATAAATTATATCATTATTGAGGTTTATTTATTTCTATTTGACAAATCACAAAAAGTGTGATACCCTCTTATCTATAGAGATAAGGGCTATATATTATATATTTATATATTAGTATATATTATAATTTATATATATTATATTAATAATCAAAGTTCGGTGTTTTCTGATTTCTTATTTTTGTTAGTTTTGACACCTTCGTTTATAAGAACGTTATAAAGGTTGTCAATCTTTTCTTCTAGTTTGTGAGACTTTTCCTCTAGTCTATTAACCTGGTCTTTCATCGATGACCCTCCGTTAGGCTTAAGTTCGGATAAATCGTTTTTTAGTTCGGTTGATAGGACTTTAATTTCTGCGGTAATGTACCATCTGATTCCGCCAATAGTAATAGCGATGATAGATAATGCGGTTAGTATTAAACCAGCCCAATCGGATATAGACATAATAAAATAATTATACACCATCTTTTGAGTGTTTTCGGATTTTTAAAACGGTCGAAATAAGAGACACCAAACCCACATAAATGCCAGTATGCAACGAAGTTGCCAGATAGGGCAAATAAGGGTTTAAATGCCCCATAGAGACGTTTACAGGTATGCTTCCATACACACATACCCCCAAAATGTGATATACTATAAATCTACCGAAAGAGAGAGACTTATGGAAGACAAAGTTCCTTACATTAAGCATTACGAATCAAAAGAATATCTTGAAACATGCGTTGCAGCCAAGATGACATCAAAAGAAATAGCCAATCAGAGTAAAGTGTCATATAAACTTATTAACTATTGGCTGATAAAGCATGGATTGCTTCGCAATACCCCAGACGTTAGGCTACCATAATGGAAATCGTTATCATTTTGTTATCATTATCTCTATTTATAGGTGTATTTGGCTATTTACATCACCAATTCAAGTTTAGAGATACCCCAGGAAAACTACATCACTGCAAAGTACCATACGACCAATACTTCCATCAAAAAGGAGACTGGCAATGTCGCAAATGTAAACAATACTGGTATGTCAAACATGACAGATGGGGAACATACTTCGTCAAGAGGCAGTAGGCTCTTTGCATACCCTCGAAATCTGAAGCAAACTCGCTTTGCTAGTTTCTGAAAAATATTTTAAAAACCATATTTGACAAAATCTGAATATTTTGTAAAGATGTATGATACGGGGGTGTCGTATACAAAAAAACTAATAATTAGTGAGCACACTACACACTAGTCATATAGGGGCACTACACACCTATTCAATAGGGGGGTGCACACCTGCAAGATAGGGGCGTTTATAACAAATAGATAACAATGGGCGACACACCCCCTACACACCTGTTCAATGTCAGTGGTAGGGTGTAGTGTATAAGTATAGAAAGAAAGGAAACAAATGTTCGAAGTTTGCGAGATTTGTGATGTAGTAGTAGAGAAGGTCTTCATTGAAGAAGAGCAAGAGACAGGATGTAAATTCTGCTGGGATGCCTATGGAGAAATTCACTAGGCTATCTGGCGTGTCGCTATTGTCAATGTCAGTGGCAACCCCTATACTAATAACATCAAAAGAAAAGGAAATTGAAATGTTTAGAAACGAAAACGAAACACTAGCAGTTGCTCACCTATGGGCTATTGAAGTTCCATACGAGGGCGTTTGGTCTTCAATGGGTCTATTCACTACTGAAGAGCAAGCACAAGCAGTCATTGACGCTGATGACTTCCTAAACGGATACGCTTTTGCTGTCCCTATGGCATTGCCTACTGCCTAATGTCAGTCCCTACTGCTATACTAATAACACCTAAAAGAAATGGAAAATAAAATGACAAAGACACAACTAATCACCCTTCGCATTGCTGTTGCTCTAATGCTAATCTCTATCCCTGCTACCTTTGTACTTACCTACTTGTCTTACTATGTTTGGAGATAAGTATGGAAGCAATGCTAGTCATACTAATTCTAATACCGCTAATCTTTTTACTAGGAGAATAATGTCAACTACATTCACACAAACATTCGCTTGTAAGCGTTGCTCTAGCATCTCACTAATAAAGGTAGTAGATGGAAGAATAAAGATTTATAGTTGTAGGTGTGTCGCTACTTGACACGCTTACAATTGTATGCCGACCAAAATTTGATAACGAAATGATAACGAAATAGCAAAACACCCCTAAAACACCCCCTAAATGTCAGTGGTTCGTGTTAGTGTATAACTATAAGAAATAAA